TGGTCGAGAGGAAGCGTAGCATTCTCCACGCGACTCTGGATAACGTGGAGACGATTTGGGACGAGTCAGACCTCATGAGAGATTTGGCCGACGTTCTGAATCGCAACGGTCTCAAGAAATGGGCGGCTTAGGACGGCAGCACTATTTGGACAGGGGAGTATGCCCGAACTGCAAGTGTCGGGACCTCCTCTCTCCTTACTCCACATGCGCGATTTGTAAAGCAGCCACCGACAAGTGGATGGTAGCAAATCGCGCAACTAAAAACCTCTACAATAAACAGAGGTATGAGAGTCTCATCCAACAGGGACTCTGCGTCACCTGCAAGAAACCGACTGAAAACACTGTTTACTGCCGTCCTTGCGTCCAAAAGGCGAATGCTAAGCGAGCATTGACAAGGTCACGGCATTCTAGAAACCGCTGGTCAAAGCGTTAAAATTTATGGAAAGACAACTTCTCGACCTGATCTCGCAACTCGGCGACGACATGAACAAGAGCGACCATGCTCTCCTCAACCTCGTCGAGGCTATGGGCAAGCGCATCATCTCCCTTGAGGAAATCGTCAAGACGATGCTCGAGGTTCAGAAGGCTCACTTGGAGCTGAGCAAGTCGTAGGCCTCCGGCTGACTAATAGCTCCTGGCGTTAGTCGGTCTTTGGACCGTGTGGTCCCGAGCGGTGGAGATTCGGGACAACTTTAACCTCTCTTTTGCATTTAGGAATTTATGGCTAAAAAAGCGCGTGTGTTCGCTCCGATTTACATTCGGCCTCTGGAGATTAAGTGGTCGGTGTGGCGGAACAAGATTCGTAAGGACACAGAGGAGGCGATGGACCTCCTTCGTGAGCAGAACGTGGTGGGAGCCATGAAGCTCATGGGTCAGCAAGCTCAGGAAACTGACGCTTGGCTCAGAGGTCTCACCGAGAACCAGCAGCAGGACATTCAAGCCCTGGCTCGAGCCGAGATGGACATGCTGTGGGAAACGATTTACCCGAGCATGGGTGAGCAGCCGAAGCTGCTTTCCGATGACTGGTCGGACTTCCGGATTCGTTACTTCGAGCTGGTCCCCTTGGTCGTCGCATTCGAACGGGTGAAACTCTCGGACCATGAGAGGGTTCGCGCGCTCCTGACCCAACTCGAAGAAATCGGGATGGAAAAGGAGTGGCTGCCTTGACCTTAGCATGTCAATGCGGCGGGCGTTATAAGCGTATCGATATCGAACCGGTGTGGTCTGAAGCATATAAGAAGTTCCTGTATAAGGACTCGGACCCACTGGTCGCACACTGGTCATGTGATCGGTGCGGTGCTCCTCGGACTCAGCGTAAGAGGCAGGCGAAGGCCATGAACAAGACCATCTATACCAAGAACTCTAGACTCTGGGAGTCTGCAGTCTCATACGCTGAGCGGGAAGGCATCTCGGTCTCAGAACTCATCGAGCGCGCGCTTTGGCAGTTTCTCGAAGGGCCGGACATGGCCCAGCGTAGGCTTGAGGAGATTCGTCGTATCCTTGCAGAGAAAACGTAGTTCGAGGAATGCCCTGCCTGTGAGGGTATTCTTGGGTCTATGTCGGCAACCGGAACTGGAACTGGAGTCTCATCTTGCACGGAAAAGCGTCAGCGGTTCAGATGGCACTCTCCGATCTTCCTTCAATGGAGACGGAGAGGCAGTGGGCAAAGCTCGTTATTAATCCCCACATGGTCGCCATCTACTACGGTCCCATTCATTCCAACGGATTCGAGGAGTGTGCCATCGGCTCCTTGAGCTACTTTCCACAACCCGATGGCTCAGTCATGAAGGTGCCGGGGAGGCACTGCGGTTAGGTATGCACCAAATGCTTACGTCAAAACAGAGGGATTACAAGTGGTCGCTCGTTTACTCAGGGAAGACCCAGAGCTACCAGCTTACCGAGCACCGGCTCATTGACGGCGAGTGGGTCAAGCTCAACTCGTCGGAATGGGACACGATCAACTCCGTTCTCAGTCACATCGAGGTCACGAACGAGAAGCGGTTGAAGGACGGGAGGCCGTAATGGGATACCTGTTCGCGATGGGTCATTGTCTCTCCTGTGGGACGATGGTAAGTTTCAACCCACGCAAGGTCCCATCCATCAAGGGAGAACCAATCTGTCAGTCGTGCTTCGAGCGTTGGTGCAAGCTGCATCCTGACTCACCGAGGCCCGACATCACCGGGGCGTATGAACCCATTTCAGAGGAGGAAATGTAATGCCTTACACGATTAAGGATCTGAAGCTCGACATTGCCACGCTTCCCGACGACGAGGAGGTTGTGGTCGTGTTCGAGATGGACCCAGACCTCGACGACGACATGGAGGAAATGGAGGACGGTGACCTCCTCGACATTCAGGAAGTCGGCGGCTACATGCGGGGGATGCGTCTTATCCGTGCGAGGCCTCGATGAAGCAAGCAGGAAAGAGCAAGAGGGTTTCATCCCCAAGGCTCCCCAAACTCAAGGTTCGTCCGCTCGCGTTCTTCTACGAGAAGTTTGGGAACCACATCCGGTGGTGGCGAAACGATCATCCCGGTGACGTGTTCGACATCATCGACGAACAGGAGCTAGCGATTCGGCTCAAGGGAGCAGAGTTCCTCAGCATTCCTGTTTTCGATCACCTCCCCGGATTCTGCGACCTTCGTGACGAGTGTCCAGACCATCTGGGGTATCACTAATGTCGGTATTCTTCAAGGTTCACTGTCCCTCCTGCGGCAGAGAACGCTCAGAGGAATTCGAGTGCTACACCGAGCAGGAGTTCCGGATCAGATGGGACAGGTGGGCACAGGGTCGGCATGTCAACGAGGCATTTCCAGAACTCTCCCCTAGACAACGGGAGGCCATGCAGACTGGAGTATGCGACTCTTGTTGGGAGAAGATCTTTGACGAACCCTCTACCGAAAGTTAAACAGCTTCCCCGTGAGCAAATCGTTGACGACATCTGCCAGCTCATACTGGTGATGCCGCTCACGTTGAGGCAGGTCGAGCAGCTATACGACGCAATCACTCAGCGGAGGGAGAAGGAGAACCAGTAATGTGGGACCCGACTAAGTTCGATGGGATGTCGGTAGGTTTTTCTTCTGAGGGCAACAGGGTCTTCAAGTGCAGTGATTTTCCAAAAGAGAATTGCTGCACTTGTTGCCACACAAACAACTTCATCATTGCCATCTATCCGTGGTCATGCTATTCGGTCACGAAGAACCGGATGCCTGACCTCGGAGCTGGTGTTCGTGCTGAAGTTTGCTGTGGTCAATTCAACGGCGTAAGGCTCCTGCCAAGAGAATGGTGGATTTACCGATATGCCGAAAAAGAAGGTTGGAGCACGGAAGAGGCAGAAAGGCTCTGTCACGCGGCCCCGAACGACTACTACAAGGTCTGGGGCCAAATCTCGGACTCCCATTACGCTAAGACCCCTGCAACTCGAACTGGGGCAAGTGCTAGACCTAGAACATCTAACAAGGCACCCTCTGGACTCAGAAGTAGGCTCAACGCCGACTCCAAGTGTCCTGGCTGCGGCTCTACATGGGACCGAGCAATCTGCAACCAATGCGGATACGAAGGGTAGCTATCCCTTAACTGTTCGGCAGGCGAACGCTTTGCTCGCTGAACTTGGACACTGTTGGATCACAGACCACGAGGTAATAAACCTTCTAACAGATCTAGGAAAGTGGATCGTCAACAAGGAGTAGAAATGGCAAAGAGAATTAAGGTTCGGAAAGACTCACACGTCATGCTACCGCGTTCGGTAGTCCGTGCGTTTCCGAAGGTCACCTCAGCTGTCGACGCAGACCAGAGCATCGACATCAAGGTGTCCAAGAAGGACTGCTCGGAGGCGAAGCAGCTTGATCCTTCCGAGTGCGCGTTGGCTCGGGCTGCTCGTCGTGACATGCAGGCTGACGGGGCTATCATTGGTCTCTCGTCATCCTACATCATTCGGGGGACAACGGCGATTCGGTTCGCGACCCCGGAGCGTGTGCAGAGAGAGATAGTATCATTCGACAGGCACCACGACTTCGCACCGGGCGACTATTTCCTCACGCCCAAATCACCCTCGTCGAGGATGGATGCGGTGAAAGTTAAGAGAGACCGTCCCACAGGGAAGGGATCGAAGGTCGCAAAGCGCAAGGTTCACCATCCCGACCGTGTTCGTATTCTGGTTCGGGGAGCTGAGTAATGCTCCTCACCTTCCGTGTCGCCGCTCCTCTTGGCCGAGCGAAAGAGTTCCAGGTCAAGCTCCTCGAAAACATGAAGCTCACTGACCTCAGGATTGTCTGGGAGATGGAGCAGTTCCTCAACGAGAAAACGGACCACCGTTGGCACATCAATGTTATTGGTGGTCCTGAGGACGCCGAGATCACAAAGAAGGAATAAATGAGGAATATCGCCATTGACTCGCAGATCCTGAACACCTTGGTCTCGTGTGGGCGCAAGGTCAAGATGCAGTTCATAGACAACTGGCGCCCCACAGAGAAGGCGGAGGCTCTGGAGAAGGGCGATTTGATGCACAAGATGCTCGCTTATTACCTCCGTGGTAAGAAGGCGGGCATGACCACGACGGACGCGGATCATGCGCTCCTGATCGCTGGTGCCATTGCAGAGGGGAGAAAGGAATATCTCCCCATGCAACTCTCTGTCGCGACTGCCGAGGAAGACATTAAGCAATTCAAGGAGAACGTCCTCTATTGGCAGCGCGACGGCTGGAAGGTTCTTGAAGTCGAGCAGAGCTTTTCCAAGGTCATTTACGAGAGGCCGGATACCCCAACGAGGCCCGGTCTCACCATTGCCTACGAGGGAATCATCGACGCCATCGTAGAGCATCCCTCACCCCACGGTATCTACATCGTGGACCACAAGACAGCATCCCGTCGGTCCAATCCCAACAAGCTGTCTAACCAGTTCATGGGTTATTGTTGGGCGCTCAACATGAATCAGGTCATCATCAACAAGATCGGATTCCAGAAGTCGATTCCGGCGTCCGAAAGGTTCCAGCGTCAGTTCATCTCATACGAGAGGGAGCTGATTCGGGAATGGGTTCAGCAGACGATCTATTGGGCGCATGTCCTTGTCGGCTACATCGACCAGAACTACTTCCCGCCCAACTTCACGTCCTGCGACAAGTATTCAGGGTGCATCTTTCAACAGGTGTGCTGCTCGATACCACAGGTGCGCGAATTCAAGCTCAACTCTCAATACTATCAGGGTGATCCGTGGTCGCCGCACACCCGAGACAAGAAGGAGGAGGCCGTTGGCGAGACAGAGGCGTAGCGCCACCTCACTGAAGTGGGGTCACGACGTTCATAAGTATATCAAAGTAACCTTCAACCGGGAGGGGACCTCCACACTCTGGAAGTGCATCCTCACCAACTGCGGGCACTATCTGGTCAACGAGATGGTTCTCGGTCGGCAGTGCGTCTGCCATCGTTGCGAAAACATCTTCGAGATGACTCGGAAGAACCTCGACCAGCGCAAGCCACATTGTGTCACCTGCACCCGACCGGCAAACACGAAGGGGAGAAAGACCGAAGGCGAGGCAGAGATCACACAGATTCTAAACAACCTTGACGATCTCCTGAGGGTTGATTGATGCCAAACGTGTTCGACATTGTGCTAGGGGGTCGCATCATGGCCCTCTTTATCAGCGATAATGGGAACGGGAAAACTGTCGCAGCGGGTTCGTTTCCCGGCCCCATTAAGTTCTTCGACTTCGACGGGAGAATGCAGCCGTTGAAGCTGTTCTATCCCAATAGGAAGGACATCACCTATGACCTCGTTGGAATGGAAGCCATCCGACCCGGCCCGAACTTCCCCGGTTGTATCTCGTTCATGGATTTCGCGCGAGAGTTTGAAGACCTCCAGGATCGGTGTCCTTGGGAGACGGTTGTGGTCGATTCTATCACAGCTCTTACTGCCACGGCTGTAGGTTTTCAGCTCGGGATTAAGTCCAAAGAGGGAAAAGGGAAGAAGCTTACGAGCGGAATCCAAGTTCCCTCCTGGGACGAGTTCAACGGCGAAACTTCGGTCGTCCAGCAGATTCTCGACGTGTCCAAGGTTCTCCCCTGCAACGTCATCTTCACTGCTCACCCGGTCGACAAGAGCGTAGACGTTGGGGGTGGCACTCTCAAGAAAGCGAGGTCGATTGCAGCCTATGGAACCAAGACCCCCTCTCTGGTTCCCATATACTTCAACGAAATCTACCAATTCGGGGTTGAGCCACCTAGTGCTCCGAATGAGCCTGCCCAGCGATTCGTCCTTACCCAACCGACCGGTAAGGATATGGCAAAGACTGCGCTCCCTCTGCCTCCACGCATTGACATTACCAATAAGCCTCTGTATCCGATTTTGCAGAAGTATTGTGCAGAGCACAATGTCAAGCTCCAGGGAAAGGCGGAGGAGGTAAGCGTTTAACTCGGAGGTAAATGGAACAAAGGCGTCGTATCACATCAAGCAAGTGCAGACAGGAGTAGACAAATGGCAATCAAGATGAACATCACGCCCACCGACGTGCGGGCGCAGAAGATCGTCCGTCCGGGTTGGTATGGGGCGGAGATCAAGGAAGTTCGGCAAGAGGTCGCGTCGGATAAGGAGTCGATGAACACGCGCATCGACGTTGTCGGCCTGGATGGGGACGCAGCGGGCGTTCCGATCCCGACGTGGTTCTCGGAGAAGTTCCCGCAGTCGGCCATCCCCTTCATCAAGGCAACCGGCGGTCGGGTGTCGGAGGAAGAGGGCGTGGACCCCGACTACGACTTCGAGGTCCAGGTGGGCAAGAGGGTGATGGTTCACATCGTCACCTCGCGCGGCAAGACGGGCAACGACAAGCCCCGCAACCAGATCGACGACTGGGCACCTTCGTCCAGCGTGACTGAGGCCGCTCCGGTCGGTGGCTTCGGCGACTTCAAGTAGACCCCTCGACTCCTAGCACGTGACTAGGTTGTGTGAATGCTTGGGAGCTGCGGTAAGCACGTAAAATGACGGAACTCCCACAACTTTTCATCTGGAGAATACAATGACCGATAAAGACATCAAGGAAGCGGTGCAGAAGCGCCGTGAGGACGAGGACACGGGCGTTACGGAAACCGTGGTCAGGGACGAGACCGAGGACGACACGGACGAGGACGACGTCGCGGACGAAACGACGGATGACGACGACATTCCGTTCTAGTTAGGAGGAGGGGGGAGAAATCCCCCTTCCATTTTCGCAGAGGGAAAGAATGAAGCTACCGATCGAGAGCATCTTTTACTCACCCTCAGAGGAGTCACCAGAGCTAGTATCTGACGTAGACAACATCGCATCGTCGCTCAAGGAACTCGGTCTCTCCCATCCCATCATTGTGCGGCCACGGGATGAGGGTTACTTCCTGGTATCTGGGGAGAAGCGTTTGCGGGCCGCGATTAAACTGGAATGGAAGGAGATCGATGCCGAAGTCCGCGAAGTCGATGAAATCCAAGGCAAAATCATCCAGACCCACGAAAACCTTAAGCGGCACAATCTCCCGTGGTGGGAGGAGGCCCTCCTTATCGAGGCACTTCACAAGTTTCGACAGTCAGAATACGGTGAGGCTCCTACAGGCAGGCCCAAAAAAGACGCGGAAAAGACTGGATGGGGAGTCCGAGACACTGCTCGTGAGCTTGGCATCTCTCTCGGACCAATTGCAGAAGACCTCCAGCTCGCTAGGGCGGTCCAGCTTGACCCTTCTCTCCGTAACATTAGAGATAAAAAGACAGCTGTCCGGCTTGTCCGCATTGCTGCACAACGATTCGAGGCAGAAGAAGAAGCGGGCCTCGTCAACCAAGACCTAGCGGTCAACCAGTGCTATCTGGGAGATGCAGCGACTGTGCTCTCCAAGTTTCCCGCGCAGAGCATCGACCACTGCATAACTGACCCACCGTGGATCAAGTTCTTTCAGGAGGATTTGACCCTGGACCAGCGAACCCTCCCTGTATTCAAGGAGATCTACCGAGTCCTCCGACACGATGGGTTCCTGTTCTTCTTCTGTGGTCTGGACGACTACGCCTACTACTGCGGCTCCGATGTGAGGGACCACTCGACCGGCAAGCTAGTCCACACCAATGGAGAACTGGAGAGGCTCGGCTTCAAAGTCTCCAAGAACCCCATGATCTGGAACAAGACGAATGCACTGAGCCGACGAGGAGTTCGACCCTGGGAGTATGATAGGAACTTCGAGCTTGGGGTCATAGCTACCAAGGGATCACCCGCAATGACTTCTCCCACTGTTCTCTCGGGTGTGAAAACTTTCCCCGCTGTGCCACCCCAGAAGCTCCTGCATCCCAACGAGAAGCCGATTGAACTCGTGAAGGACATCATCGGCGACCTGACTTACAAGGGCAACATCATCCTGGACCCCTTCGGAGGTTCCTTCGTTACCGCAGCCGCAGCCAAAGAGCTAGATAGGAGATACATCGTATGCGAACGGGAGAAGAACTACTACGAGAGCGGGAAGCAACGACTGGGGCTAAAATGATTGAGATGCAGAAAGATGTGCTCGTTTACATCTCAGGCCCCATTACTCCGAACGGGGGGATGAGCACCGAGCAGAACGTAGCAGCCGCGCTCAAGGTGTTCATCCGACTCACGGGTGAGGGAATTCCCTCCATCTGCGTCCACCTGGGTGCCGCTTTTCCCTCTGCCTACGACCTCCACTACCACACTTGGATGGCCTACGATCTGGCTATCTTGGGTCACTGCACGCACATCCTGA